TAGGACTCACCAACCAAGTCTGAATCCTCCGCCATTTCACCGAACACCATCGACATATATTCAGCATTTTTACCAGTCAATGCCAATACGGCCTGCCCAGCCTCAACACTGCCGAACATGTCAACCACAGATTGTCCAGTATCATCAGCATACTTACGTAGTATGTTCAACACTTCACCGAGACTATATCCCGATTGCATGAACTGGGTGAAACTCATCTGAGCTAAACCAGCATTCTTTGCGGCACGTAACAATGCCTCACTGCCTTCTGTCCCACTCTTGCCTAATTCAACGATCAATTGTCTCAACTGTGTGATCGCTATACGAGAACGAACACCCTGAGCAGTCATGGTACTGAGAGCGGCTCCAACATTTTCGAACGAAACTCCGAAAGAAGCGGCAATAGGTGTAACCATTGCCAAATAAGAGCCCAACTCATCAACGGTAGTAATACCACGGTTCTGCGTCTGCATCAATATGCGGTGTATCTTTTCCGCTTCACTAACATCCATTCGATATGCGTTCAATGTTTTTGCTGTGGCTTCAACTGCGGTAGTCATGTCCGTGAAACCAGCCTTGGCAAGTTTGGAAGTGCTACTCAGGAACGTTATTGCATCCGTCATGTCTTCAGTAACAACTATGCCAGCGGACAATGCCTGGTACAATGACTGCCCTATCTCGTCAGCGGCGAGTCCTGTAGCGCTCGACAGTGTATATATCTGTTCCTGCAGATTGTCTGTATCTACTGCAATACCATGGAACAGCGTGGAGGCATTAGCAATAGACTGTTGCACTTTCGCAAACTCTGATACCGCCGTTTTACTAAACTGAATGATCTGTCGTACACTAAGGGCGGCGGCAATCGTACTACCTAACACAGTAAAGGCACTCCCCAGCTTATTGGTGGCGTTTTCGGCATTACCCATCTGGCGATCTGCATCTCGAGCAAATGAACTCATAACACTTCGGGCTTTTTCCAGCGGTGTGGTTTTCAAACCCAATGTTGCTTGTAGGGTGCCTATATCTGCCATACACTACTCCTTTTCAGCTGGGGGAGTGTCCTTTTCAGGTTTCCCTCTACCATGCGTCTGCCTCATGTTCTTCTTCAAGCCCATGAACAGATCCTTGATCTCCTGTGGTGATTGCAATTGGGAAGCCTTCACTGGTTTCCGTAAATCTGCACCCCACGGTATATAATCTTCAGGCTGGGAAGTCCTTCTCTTCCCCTTCTTGCCATACACAGATTGGGCAATGTTCTGTATCATAGCCAAAATCTGTCCTTCCATGTAATCACGCCGATACTCCCCTACGGGTTCCAGCTGATTGTATGCCCTCCATTCCGAAACCTGATCAACTGTAAGATCATCTAGTAAATAGTCAGGATGCGGATAGCCCAGAGCCAATGCTAGCCTGAAGTAGAATCGGCGCTCTGGGCGGGCTCTGAGTTTTTTACCAAGTTCTCCTTGTCCTCATCCGTGATCTTGTTCAATTGCTGAGCAACATTGATGATCTTTTCCAAACGCTTGGCAGAGATGTTCTGACTGAGTGTTTCGTAATCCCCAGGCTTGAGGATCAGTACCCCCTTTTCGTCGCACACAGTATGAGTAGCTAGCTTGGCACGGAAGTCTTCCTGACGTTGAATGACTTCAGGCTTCCCTCCCTCTTCACCAACCTCACCGATCTCAACCAGTGTACGTTCAAAACTGTCTCGTTCACGTCCAGTCATCTGGCGAACAAACACGTAGTCACCTTTGCCCAGATCAACTTTCCTAATCTCCAAATCTTCCTTTGCCAACAGGCTTTCCCTATTTAACAATCCCATTGTAGTTCCTCCTTACAATTTCTTGTCGTCTATGCCCACTCAGCGTAAAGTACCAGGTACTCATTGCCAGTGTACTCTTCCGATTCGATATAACTGATACCACTCCCATCTGCCGCCGTATTCCAGCCGACAAATGTACTACCAGCTAATGCAAGAATCCCATCATTGTCTTGAAGGTCTATGGCTACACCATATTCCTTAGTCTGGGATGCCGGCACAACACCACTGTCCGCCCCATTTGCATCATATTCGATGAGGTACGGTCCGTTGTCCGGGATCGTAATACCACCAGTGACCTTTACGGAAACACTGATAGATACTTTATCATCGAGCGGGATGCTCAATGGGAAGTCTGTGATCAATCCTTCGAACTGAATTGCACCTGCCTGAGCACCAGCAAAGAATATCTGATACGTTGCAGGAGTGTCCGTGTCGAAGTCATCGATCAAACCTGTATACTGCCCTTTATTGAACAGGAGATCGAAATTCATTGTCCCACCATCTTTCAGGCCGGCAATGAAATCTCGAAAACCATCCTCATCTCCCAGCGTGGTTGAATCAACCGTGTCTCGGGTACTACTAGGACCACTTATACTAAGTAGACTAGCGATGTCTTCCCAAACACCCAACACTTTACGCTGGAATCGTGTTCCAATACCTGTAAAAGCCATTGATCACCCCCTTAAGTCACTGAGATGTTACCGGTGATCTTGATGGTAACACTCACAGAGACCTTATCATCCAACGGAATCGACACTGGGAAGTCCGTGACGAGCCCATCGAAACCAATGATGGTTGAATCATCATCAGGTAGTTCGATCGAATACGTTTCCGCTTCGTCATTCTCAAAGTCAGTCTTGAGGGCATTATAACCCGCCTTACTGAACAATACATCGAAGGTCAGTGTTCCTCCATCCCGTAGCCCAGTAATGAACTCTCTATAACCTCCGGTACTCCCAAGAGTGGTCACGTCAACCGTATCCCGAGTCATTCCCGGCCCATTGATACTAACGACGTCCGCAATTGCTACGGCACCCCGTTTCAATACTGTTCCAATACCTGTAAATGCCATATTACATCTCCTCTGCTACCAAGTAGCTATGTTTTCCCAAGTCTTATCGGCAAAACCAATCCACGTTATTCCAGTTCCAGGTCTGCGTTGCATGTCAAATGAACACACCCAACGACAGCGCCCGTTCTGATCCCAATCCAACAAAGCAGGTTCTTGACTGCAATATATCGCCGTATACACAGTGTCGTTGATGGCTAAGTACAAGTTGTGCAAAGCCATCTTTATCGCATTGATCAACGTATATGCTGTCACATAGTCCTTACTGCGAACACGAATCTGTATAGACGGTCGGTAATACCTATCAGTAGGATCAAAATGCTTGTCTGGTGCGAACCCAGGCGTGTCAAATATTGTCACACAAGTATCTGGTTTACTAGGTTCATTACCAATGAACAGGTTCGTAGCAAATTCTAGGGAATCCAACGGTGAGGCCTCATTGATCAACAAGATATCCTTTATGTCAACACTTGCTGGATTAGGAACAACTGTACTCATATCCTTACCCCTTAGCGTATTCTTGGATAATCTTCAAAATCTTATCCTCATTCCGTTTCAACGCCGCTTCCAAAAACTTAGCTCCTGAGCCAGGTCGTTTGAAGTTAGCTCCCACGTTCTCATGTACCCACCAGGCATAGCTCGCATTGAATCCAAATCGAACGGCTGGTTGCCCAAACGTATAAAATGGTTCCCGAAAGAAGCTACCTCGCAAGTTACCAAACTCCACTGGTACGGTAGGGGACGTGATGTCCATATCCCGTTCCAACTCAGCCACTGCTTCAATCAGACCTTCCATAGAGCGATTCTTGATCTTCTTGATCTCGTTATTGAGATTTCGTAAGACCGTATCCACGCCCCGTATATGTGTATACCTCATACGTACACCACCCTCACAAATTGATCAGTAGCACGGAATAGAGGATTCTTATCTATTCGCCTGATCATCCAAGCATCGTTAATGGAACTGGGAGGAGTTGTATCACCTGGTTCAGCTAATTGGATGTAACTGTCCACTTCAACATCCTGTACCACCAATATCTGAGCACTGCTAGTAATCTCTTCACCATTCGAAGCACGAATCAGTTCAACTTTGTCGTCCCATCGGCATTTGATCAATTCAGGAGTTCCGTACGTCTTTCCAAACCCGTTATTGGAAGCCTCCGAAGCGGCCCAATACCAAGCGTCCTGCACGCACACACTTTCCACGAACTTCAACAATGCCCTGCTCATACAAAACTCTCCACGGCAAACAATGATGCCTTTACTCTACCAAGGGATGCCAACCCACCTGTATAGTCCAACACTTTCACCTGTTGTCCATACTGTGTGCTGTCCAGCCCTAATCCTGTAATACCCTGGTATGTAACACTCGCAGGTCCAGCTGTTGCTTTGGCGATTTGCTGTTCTCTTGTGCTGGCTATCAAATGTGCTGACAGCCACCTCACAATCTCGTTTTTCAGCGCCTCAGGAAGCGCGCTTAGCGTATTGTTGACAAGCTCAGTGGCTCCATTGATGTACGCACCAATGTCCTCATCGCTAAGCGCCGTCTCGAGAATCGCCTTTACATCATCTGGCGTTGTACTCATCATTCATCTCCTGGGCCAATTTGTTTGCCTCTTCTAAACGAAGTGACTTCTCATTGACTACTTTTCCCAGATCCGTCCTGACAACATTGTACCAGCCTGCAGTGTTCCTTGGGACAACTTCATACAATTCCTCGTAATCATCGTCCTCTTCCTCATCTGCAAGCACTTCTTCTTCAACTTCAGGGGGTACCTCCGATACGGGGTGTCGTGAAAAGGTAACCTCTTCTTCAACAGTTTCCGCATCTTCAGTAACCTCCTGATCAACCTGTTCGTCAAGCTCTCCGAGCAATTCAATCGTATCTCGAAAACATGAAGGTACCTGGGAGGGGAATGCTTCAAATTCCTCCCCAGGCCCTACTTGTCCATCAGGCCAGCTAAACCGGCCTGTCTTATTCAACCAACGACATTTCTTTTCCATACTATGGCCTCCTTGGTATCAACTTATCGAGGACTAGTCCTCAATACTGATTCCACCATGTACGATGCCGCTGTTTCCATCCTGGTCTGCTCTGACCTGGGGAACCTGAATAGTCATAACTTTGTACTTTGTGATCAAACCGCCTTCGGTCTGCCATTCCACA